CCCGTGCAGTTTTTTCTGCGAAATTGGCGATTGGGCCCATTAGTTATGAGGTGGGGTTCGGGGGGGTAAGGATAAAAGCACTAATAATGAGTAAAGATACCGGGACAATCCGCGATCGAATCAAAGAGTTCCGGCGCGTGCCGGCGGGCGAGTTGCGGCCGTCGCCGCGCAACTGGCGGCTGCACACGGCAGCGCAGACGCGAGCCCTGCGTGGCGTGTTGGCCGAGGTTGGCTGGGCGGATGCCGTTCTGGCCCGGGAGGTTGATGGCGGCCTGGAGTTGATCGACGGGCATTTACGGGCCGACGTAGCGGCCGATGCCACGGTCCCGGTGTTGGTGCTAGACGTGGACGAGGCCGAGGCGGCTACGATCCTGGCCACACATGACTCGATCGGCGAGATGGCAGAGGTCGATGAGGGTGAGTTGCAGAGTCTATTGGGGGGTATTCGTACCCGTAGCAAGGGAATGGACTCCGCGATCGCCGGCATTGCGAAGCGAAAGCAGATCGATTTGGACATGAGCGGCAACGGAGAGGCCCCAGCGAAGGGCGAAGCCTTGCCCCCACACCTGGCGGGGCTGTCGGTGGAGGAATTCATTGAGGCTCACCGGCATAGTTACCTGGCGATGAGCGGCGGGAAAGACTCGACGGCAGCGGCGATCTGGTGTGAAGAGCACTTGGGCGCGATGCCCCAATGGGTGTACCTGGAGACGGGAATCCACTGGCCCGGCAGCCTGGCACACGTCGAATCACTGGCTGAGAAGATGGGAGCGCGGTTATCCGTGGTCAGCGCACCCGATCCCGAGGGTGTGTGGCGCGAGAACTTGCGACGGTTCGGGATGCCATTCATCGGGCGCTGGTGGTGCCAGCGACGACTGAAGGACGCCCCGGCCAATAGGTGGCGCGCCGCCCAAGGCTGGAAGAAGAGCGACACGTGTATCATCACCGGCGTGCGGCACCAGGAGTCATGGGCCCGAGCGGGAAATACGGCCACCAGCATGCGCGATGGTCAGGCGTTTGCCGCCCCGGTGATCGAATGGACGGAAGAAGAAGTGTGGGCGGCAATCAAACGTCGCGGCTTGCCCATCCACTGGGCCTATGAAATAATGGACCGGGTAGGGTGTTTCTGCTGCCCGCTGCATTCGCTGGAGGAATGGGCGGCAATGCGCCAGCACCGGCCCGTCGAGTGGGCGAGGTGCATCGACTACCTGGCGATGGCCGGGCAGAATAACAAGTATGCTCGCAACCACTTACCCCGGTTGTTACGGGCGATGACCGGGCAGGGTGAGAGGGTGAAATGATGGCAACAACGATATACGAGGTGTATCGACACAAAGATCAAATGTCGTCGCGGCGATACTTGGTTGTTGTTGATGATCCGAACTGCGATGTTTCGGTGGTTCTCGACACGCTCCCAAAGTGTGGCGATCCGCACCCCAATGAGCCGGCGTCCGAAGTAACGGATATAGTGCTGCATCCGAAAACCGAGCGTATGTGGGAAGCGACAATCACTTATAATGTTGTCGTGCAACAAAAGACCGGGTAAGGCGAGAGAGTGAAATGATGGCAACAACGGGCCTCGACCGCTTGCCGTGGCAACGAGCGTGGCAACGCACTACCATTCCGATGGCGGGGAGAATCCCGGTCGAGGTCTGTTGTATGCCCGAGTCGTTCCGGATCGACAATGGCTACTATCCCGCTGGCGACTACTTGGTGCGCAACCCGACCAATGGCCACCTACTATCAGTGTGCAAGGCGGTCGATTTTGCTGATCGTTTTACGTTGGTGGGGCAAGGCGAGAGGGTTCGATAAAATGGCAATGGGGTTATCAACCTGAAAGGAAACCGAACATGCCGGTAAATTTGTTGGAGCGGGAACACGACGAACAGGTCGTTACCCGACGATTCCGGATCATGACGAATGGCCAAGACTATCGAGTCGAGAAACTACAGATGGTTGGGATGCTGTGGTGGCGACGAGAGGAATGGAGGCCGCTTCCGTTGACTGAATGTCCACTGCTGAGAACGGCAGTGACAGACATGGCGGAAGCGATCGCCACCGAGCGGGCACGGCTGCGCGGCTGGCAGCCCGTCACGGAGCAAGAGATTCAACGGCTCTCCGGCCGCATAAGCCACCTACCGGCGACACCGCGATTGTGAAAGGAGCGTAGCCCCCGGACCGGCGCGGTTGTGACCGCGCCATGACAAACGCCGAAGCCGGCTTGATCACCGGCAAGTAGGCCAAACCTTACGTGGTTGTTTGGGACCGCGCGGGAATACCGCGTCGGTCCTTTTTTATTGCGCGAATGGAAAACGAAGCCATGACCAGAGGCAGGAAGAAAACCCCCAGTGCCCTGAACGAGTTGCGCGACAACCCGGGCAATCGCCGGCAGAACACGCGCGAGCCGAAGACCGAGCCGTGCCTGCCCGAGCCACCGGAGTACATCCAGGGCGACGTTCGCGCGGCGTGGAAGCGGATCGGTTCACTGGTGTTCGGGATGGGCGTGTTGAAGGCATCCGACGCGGTGGCGCTGGAGGTGGCGGCCGTGGCCTACGTGCAGTGGCGCGTGACGGCGCAGTGGGTGATCGACCATGCCCAGGCCGCCGAGCTGCAGAAGGACGTGAACGGCACGTTGCGGCGGCATCCGTTGGCCATCGCCCACAAGCAGAACACAACCGAACTGACACGGATACTCGCCGAATTTGGCATGACGCCGGTCACCCGAACGCGGCTGATGACCACCGAACCGCCGCATGAAGAGACGGAAGAAGAAAAACTGCTGAAGGTATACCGGGCATGATCGCAACCGCATCCCACATCCCGAATGACTTGGTGGGCTATGATCCGGTCGCCACGGCGGGGAAGCTGGTGACCGTGGATACGGACAGGGGTATTCACTATTTCGACTCGGGGCTTTCATACCATGAGGGCGCGGCCGACCACGCGGTCCGGTTCATCGAGACGCTGTGCTGTCACGTCAAGGGGCGTTGGGCCGGCCAGCCGTTTCTGCTGGAGCCGTGGGAAGCGGCGTTCATCCGCACGCTATTCGGCTGGAAGCGCAAGAACCGCACCCGCCGTTACCGGATGGCCTACGTGGAGATCCCGCGCAAAAACGGCAAGTCACTGTTGACCGCGACGATTGGGGTGTATCTACTAATAGCCGACGGTGAGAAGGGCGGCGAGATTTACAGCGCCGCCACCACGCGCGAGCAGGCCGGCATCGTGCACCGTATGGCGGCGGACATGATCAAGCACAACAAGCTGTTGTCGCAGCGGTGCGAAGACATCCCGTCCCGGAACCGCATCATTCACCCGGAGAGCAACAGTTTTTACAAGGCGGTGCCGGCTGAAGCCGGAGCCCAGATGGGGTGGAATGCCCACGGCATTCTGTTCGACGAATTGCACGAACAGAAAACCCGCGACTTGTGGGACGCGCTATTCACGTCGCGCGGAAGCCGCGAACAGCCACTGGCCGTGGCCATCACGACCGCCGGCAAGACCCGGCTCTCTCTGTGCGGCGAACAGCACGACTACGCCGAGAAGGTGCGCGACGGGATCATCGACGACACGTCGTTTCTGCCGGTGCTGTACTTCGCCGACGTGGACAAGGACTGGACCGACCCCGAGGTATGGAAGGAAGCCAATCCCAACTACGGAGTCAGTGTGTCGCATGAGTACCTGGCGGCAGAATGTAAGCGCGCCCAGGAAACACCCGGGTATGAAAACACGTTTCGCCGGCTGCACCTGAACCAGTGGGTCGAGCAGGACATTCGCTGGTTGAGCATGGAGAAGTGGGACGCCTGCGGTGGCGAACGCACCGACCTGGCGGGCCGCGAATGCTTCGCCGGCCTGGACCTGGCATCAACGATTGACGTCACGGCGCTGGTGCTGGTGTTCCCCGACGACGATGGGGGTTATTCCCTATTGCCGCATTTCTGGATTCCGCGCGAAGGGGCGCGGGAACGGGAGCGCAAGGATCGCGTACCCTACGTCGAGTGGGCGCGACAAGGTTACCTGGAAATAGCCGGCGACAAGCGCACCGACTATGACGTGATCCGAAAGCGGATCAACGAATTGGGCCAGCGGTACAACATCCGCGAGATCGGGGTCGACCCCTGGAACGCGACCCAACTCAGCCTGCAACTGGCCGGCGACGGCTTTGAGGTAGTTCACGTCCCGCAGAGCTTCCGGGAATTCACCACGCCCAGCAAGGAATTCGAGGCGCAGATAGTCAACGGCACGCTGCGTCATTTCAACCACCCGGTGCTGCGGTGGATGGCATCCAACGTGTCGGCCAAAGACGATACGGCCGGTAACCTGATGCCCTGCAAAAAAAAGAGCTTTGAAAAGATCGACGGCATTGTGGCTGCGATCATGGGTATCGGCCGGGCGCTGGTGACGCCACCGGCGCGCGAGTCGAAATACGAACGCGAAGGACTGTTGTCTTTTTAACCGGAGGGCGAAAACATGGCAACTTCACTGACAAATTTTAACGTGCTGGCGCGGCTGACGTGCGAGTTGAGCGAGAGCTTTGACGATTCGCACGTGCTGGCCGATACGACCGGCGCCGGCCTCGTCCTGGAGCCGGCGACGCTGCTGAGCAACGGCACGACGGCCAACAAGGCCGATCGCCTGGTGCAAGATCGGGACCGCGAACTTGGCAGCGGCAACACGCGCGATCTCGACATGTACAGTATCGGCAACATGGAACCGCGAGGGACCGGCCTCGATTTGCTTGGCAACACCGTTACGCTGGCCGAGGTTGTGACGGTGCTGATCTACAACCATCCTGGCGATAGTGCCGGCAACTTGCTGGTGGGCGGCAAGGGTGATTCCACCGCCTGGAACAGCCCGTTTAACGGCGACGACGATGCGGTGATGGTAGCCGTGCCCGGCGGCTGGCTAATGCTTCACGCGCCCACCGACCCGGCTTACGCCGTAGCCGATGGGTCAAATCACATTTTGCAACTCGAAGCCAGCGGCGGCGACGTGACTTACGATATTGCCGTGCTTGGACGTAGTGCGTAGGGTATTCACATGTTCGGTACAATAACCGCGCTACCGCGGCGAGCGGCCGTCGCGGCCTGGCGCAAATTGTTTGGCGGCGCGCGACAGTCGCTCGGCTACGCCGGCGATTGGCTGGCGCACTTTGGCGACATGGTGTTCCGCACCGCGTCCGGAGTCAACGTCAACGAGAACACGGCGCTCAACTATTCGGCCGTGTGGGCGGCCACCCGGCTTATCAGCGAGACAGTTGCGCTCCTGCCGCTCAAGCTGCACCGCCGGCTGCCGGATGGCTCGAAGGCTGATGCGTTCGATCACCCTATCTACCGCCTGATTCACGACGCGCCGAATGACTACATGAGCGCATTCACCTGGCGGGCCACCATGACGGCGCATCTGCTGAACTGGGGTAATGCCTGGAGCGAGATCGTGCGCGGCGGCGGCGCGGTGCTGAGACTCAATCCGATTCACCCGTCGAATGTCGAACTTGATAAGGAAAGACCCCCGACAGGCGAATTCTTCAAGGTGCGCCGCGATAACGGCGAGGTTGTATCGATTCACGCCACCGGCCTGTTGCACTTGACCGGTCCATTGTCCGACGACGGTATCATGGGCCGGGGCGTGATCCGGCAGGCGCGGGAATCGATCGGCATGGGCCTGGCAACCGAACAGTTCGGGGCGGCGTTCTTTTCATCCGGCGGCCGGCCACCGGGGGTATTGACCTACCCCGAGGAACTCAGCAAGGCAGCCAAGAAGCGGATGCGTAAGAGTTGGCGACAGGTATACGGCAAACCGGGCCAGCGAAAGATCGTCGTACTGGAAGAAGGCGTAACGTACACGCCGATCGGCATTCCGCCCGAAGACGCACAATTTCTGGAGACCCGGCAGCATAATATCACGGAAATCGCGCGGTGGTACAACTTGCCGCCGCACAAGCTGGCCGAGTTGACGCACGCCACGTTCTCCAATATCGAGCATCAAGAGATCGAGTTTGTGCAATCGCTGATGCCGTGGATGGCGCGTTGGGAGCAGGAGATATGGCGACAATTGTTGACTCCCGCCGAACAGAAAGACCTGTTCGCCAGGCATACCGTAGCCGGCCTGCTGCGCGGCGACTCGAAAGCCCGCGCCGAGTTCTATGAGATCATGTCTCGCATCGGGGTGTTCTCTCCCAACGATATTCTGGCGCTCGAAGAGTACAACGGTATCGGCGAAGACGGCGACCATCACTTCGTACAGATGAACATGATCCCGCTCGACCGGCTGGGCGAGATCGAATTCAAGAGCAAGGCCGGCACGGGTGAAAAAACGCCAGGTGGAGCCAACAATAGTGACGGCGACTTGCGAGCCGAGGCCAACCGGGAACTGCTGACCGATGCGCTACGGCGCTGCATTCATGGCGAGGCGGTGGCGGCGCGGCGGGCCTGCAAGCACTCCAGTCAATGGCTCGATTGGTTGGACGAATACTACGACCGCCGCGTCGGGCAAATCGCCACGGCGTTGCGCCCGGTGCTACATGTAATCGCCCCGGACAAGGGTTCGACGGCGGACATTATGGCCGCGCGGCACGTCGAGCAGTCGAAACGACAATTGTTGCGACTGTACGATACGGAGACCGTCGACAACTTCCAATCCGCGGTCGAGGCGTGCGTGAATGATTGGGAGCAATACCGGGCACCTTTGTCGGCCGAATCGATATTGCGGCACGTCGAAAAGGGAGAACTGTGCGATGGCGACTCAACTTGATCGTATCGAGGAAAAACTGAACACCATCTGCGAATGGATCAACGGCAACGGCAAGCCGGGGGCAAAAGTGCGGCTGGACCGACTGGAACGGGCGCTTGCCGTATTGCGGTGGGGGGTGGCGATCGTCATCGTGGCGCTGGCCGGCGCCGGCGCGCACTGGCTGTTCGGGTAATAACCCTAACGAGAGGGAGAATCTATCATGTCAACAGGCACAACAGTATGGCTGCGGGCGCAGCTCATTCGATCAGCGAAACCTTTGGGGGTCGACCGCGAGGCGAAGATGATTCGCGGCATGGTAATGGCGCAGGAAGGTCCGTTCAAATCGGAAGGTCGCGGCGAGTTTGATGCGGCCGCAATCCGGGATATCGTGCGGCTGGCCAGAGAGAAACCGGCCGGTCTCAAAAGCCACTTCGCGCACCCCACGTTGTCGGACGACGGGCTCGGCAAGCTGCTGGGCCGGGTCAAGAACGTGCGAACCGACACGCTGGAACGGGACGGCAACAAACTGACCATCGCTCGCGGCGACCTGCACTTTCTGGACTCGGCTTTCGAGACGCCGTTCGGCAATTTGGCCGGATATGTCATGGACTTGACGGAAGAGGACTCCGACGGGCTGAGTAGCAGCCTGGTGCTCCAGATCGTGGAAGAGTATCGCATAGACAAGAAAGGCCGGCCGAAGGTCGATGACGATGGCGAACCGCTTCCGCCGTTGTGGCGGCCAATCGCGCTGCACGGCTCGGACATCGTGGACAGCGGCGATGCCGTGGACGGGCTGTTGGGGGCCCAGCTTGACTTCGGTGGGCTGCCGGACGGCGTGGTTCGGCAGGGCGCGGCGCTGCTGGACAAGCAGTTTGCCGGTCGGTCGCGCGACGAGATTCGGCGACATTGCCTGGCCTGGTTGGGCCGGTATCTGTCTTTGCGATTCGGTGATGATGATCCGGCGCCGAAGCCGCCGGAGCAACCTCGGCGTCCGACAGGGGCCGAAATGCGGGCGATACGAGAAAGCAGGAGCAAACGACAATGAGCGAATTGCGAAGCGGTGATCCCTGCCCGGTACGTGGCTGTGAAGGCCGAATGGCGACGCGATCGTCGTGCAAATCACCCTGTGGCCAGTTCTACCACCGCTACTTGCGGTGCAACAAGTGCGGCAAGAGTCGCACCGTTTTGATCCCCACCGGCCTGGTTCGCGTTGGGGGTAATCACACAATGAAAATGTGTTGCTGAGTTTGTGACCCGCGTAGAATTGCGGTAGGGTAAAAGTCAATTCATTTTGCGAGGTCGGCACGGCGCAAGCGCCGGGCGGCACGCGGTCCAAAGGAACCATCCTTTGCCGGTGGCCACTCGGCGCTTGTGCCGTTTCGTTTGCCGCCGGCTCAACATGAGCGGAGGGTAGACACATGAATAAGCTGGCTGAACTCGAACAGAATCGCGCCGCGCTCGGCACGCAACAGGCGGCGATTGAGGATGCCGCCGAGCAGAATGACGGCGGGGTGCTCACGGACGAGCAGCTTGCCGAATGGGAAAAGCTCGACGAGCAGGTCAAGGCGCTGACCGCCGAAATCGACGGCATCAAGGCGTCCCGCGAGGCCATTCGCCAGGCCCGCGAACAGCGAGCGGAATTTTCAAAACCGACCAGCCCGACCGGCTCGACGACCGGGCGGATTGGCCAGCCGCGACTGGCGGCCGAAAACGACCCCAAGCGCGGATTCAAATCGTCGCAACAGTTCTTTCTGGCGGTCATGCAGGCCGCGCAAGGCAGCCGGCCAGACGAACGGTTGCTCGGGCTGGGACTACGGCGTAGTGAAATGCTGACCGCCGGCAGCGACGAGGCCGGCACCTATAGCGGCCCGTATGGTGGTTTTTTCGTGCCCGAGGGTTTTTTGAGCCAGTTTCTGACCACGCCCAGTGAGGGCGACCCGATCGCCGGCCGCACGACCATCATCCCCATGGCCACGCCGACAGTGACGCTGCCGGCCCGAACGGACAAGGACCACTCGACCAGTGTATCGGGCGGCTTGACCGTGCGGCGGCGCATGGAGACCGAATCGGTTACGGCGACCCGAATGGAAATCGAACAGGTCAAGCTTAGTTCGTTTGCCTTGTTCGGCACCAGCTACGCCACTGAGGAATTGATTTCCGATTCGGCAATCAGTTTCGCGGCGCTGCTTCAACAGGGCTTCGCCGACGAATTCCGGGCAGCGATTCTCAACGAGCGGATCAACGGCTCGGGCATCGGTTGCATGGAAGGTGTCACCAACTCGCCAGCCAAGATCGAAGTCGCCGCAGAAGACAACCAGGTCGCGGACACGATCGTCTACGAGAACATCTACAAGATGTTCGCGCGGTGCTGGCAGCCGGGCAATGCGATCTGGCTGGCCAATCACAACACGATTCCGCAACTGGTGATCCTCAACCAGTCGGTCGGCACGGCCGGCGTGCCGGTGTGGATGCCGTCGGCGGTCGGCGGCGTGCCGAACACGCTGTTCGGTTTGCCGGTCTTCTTCACCGAGTTCTGCGCCACGCTCGGCGATGCCGGCGATATCATTCTCTGCAACTGGTCACAGTACCTGGAGGCCACTTATCAGACTCCGCAGTCGGCGTCCAGTATTCACGTGCGGTTCGAGAATCACGAGCAGACGTTCAAGTTCTTCATGCGCAACGACGGTCGTGGGTGGTGGCGTAGTGCGTTGACCCCCAAGAACGGCGATACACTCAGTCCGTTCGTCACGTTGGCCGAAAGGGCGTAAACCCTATAAGTAACCAAACCCCAAACTCAAATCCTTTTATGGAGGAATAAACCATGGCAACCGCACTGGCAGCCACGCCGCTAAGCGAAGAACTTGCGGTCACAATGTACGATTTCGATCCGGATGCAACAACGGCAACCGATGTCGCCTGGGTCGATATGCAAGGTTATGACTCGATTATGGTTATGATCTTTCGCACGGTTGGAACTGCCGCAACTACATTTCTGTTGCAGGGCAATACGGAGAGCGACGGCAGCGGAACGGATGTCACGCTGAAAACTCACGCGATTGATGATGAGCCGAATGCCGTCGGCGATTTCATCTTTCTGGAAATCACCGCCGCCGAAATCGAGGCCGTGGGCCGAGCGCAAGCGACGCCGATTAGCCCGCGTTACATTTGCGCCGTGGTGTCAGTGGCCACCAATACTGACGAAATGGTCGTGACATACATCCGCAAGAGCAACCGGCCGCATCGCGCGTTGACGGTAGATACGGTCGCATAAGTCACACAACACAACAACCAACCGCCGGGCGTTCGCGCGACCGGCACCATTCGGTAGGTCAATTTCTACTAACAGAAAGGAACCCTGAAAATGGCAGGCGCAAGAACACCCCTGTTTTCTCGCAAGAATCCCGGCGGCGTGTATACTGTTGAGGATGCGAGCCGGACCACCGGTTCGCTGTTCTGGGTGGATTCCACTACCGGCAGCGATACCGCCAACGACGGCAGTAATCCCGATTCGCCCCTGGCGACCTGGGACGCGGCGGTCAACAAGTGCACGGCATCAAAAGGCGATATCATTTTCCTGATGCCCGGCCATGCCGAGAATATCACGACCGCCACGGGCGTCAATTTCGACACGGCCGGCATCACGACCATCGGGCTGGGCGAGGGGAATCTGATCCCCACGATTTCATTTACACTGTTGGCCGGTAGCGTGACGATCGGTGCCGCCAATATCACATTGAGAAACATCCGCTTCGTGGCCAATGTTACTGACGGAGTAACAACTGGTCTCACGATCGCCGCGGCCGGTGACGGTTGCACGCTGGACGGTTTGCAATTCCGCGACACGTCGGCGACGAAAGAATTCCTGAAACATATCAGCGTGGCCACCACGGTCACGGACCTGACGATCAAGAACTGCTCGTTCGTCGGCGCCGCTGGCACCATGAGCGGCTCGGTGGTGTTCGCCGGTTCGTCCACTAATTGTCTACTGGAGAACAACTACTGGTACGTCGATTCGTCCGACTCGGTTGTGGATCACCAGACTACGGCAGCGGTGAACCTGGTGTTGCGGGACAATTGCATCATCAACGTCGACTCGGACGCGGCCGGATACTGTATCGAGGCCAAGACGGCCAGCACCGGCGCGGCCTACCGGAATTTCTTCGGCTACGGCAAGACCGATGCCGAAGTCTCGCTGGGCGATGCAATGTGGTGGTTCGAGAATTATGCCTCGAACACTATCGCCGAATCCGGTCTGCTGGACCCGGCCACCACCCATGAGATTCCGTAAGGAGGTGCCTCGTGGGAAACGTGGTCACGGTCGCGCCGGCGGTGGAGCCGGTTACGGTTGCCGAGGTGATGCGGCACTGCCGGATCGATTCGCTCACCAGCGACGAACAGACCGACGTCGAGACGATGATCCAGGCGGCGCGGGAGCGGGTCGAGGAAGTGCTGTGGCGGGCGCTGATTACGCAGACTCGCAAGCAGACGCTTGACGAGTGGCCGGCCGGCGACCAGATCGATCTGGACTACCCGCCGTTGCAATCGGTGACGTCGATCACTTACGTCGATACGGGCGGCACCGAGCAAACGCTGAGCACCGATGCTTATGACGTGACCACGACCGACCTCTATGGTCGCATTACACTGGCCCACGGATACACGTGGCCCACTGCGCGCGACGACGCGGACACGATCCAGATCACCTACGTAGCAGGTTACGGCGACGCGGCGTCCGATGTGCCAGCCATGATCCGATTGGCGATCAAACAGATCGTAGCCGACTGGTGGGAACACCGCGAGCCGACGCTGGTGGGCACGATTTCTTCGCAGATTCCAAACATGGTACTAAAAGCCCTGGGGCCTTTCCGGGCATACGAGTGTGTATGACATGCGCGCCGGCCAACTACGAGAACGAATCGAGATCCAGCGGGACGATGGCACGCCGGACGGCCTGGCGGCGCACGTACCGGATTGGACCACGATCGCCAGGGTATATGCCAGGGTGGAAACACTATCGGGCCGGGAGCTGGTCGAGGCACAACAACTGAAACAGGATGTGACGCACCGGGTGACGATCCGTTATCTGTCGGGGCTGACCGGCAAACATCGGGTGCTGCGGGCAAGCGACTCGATCCTGAACATCGAAGCGGTAATCCCCGATGAGCGCAACACGCGACAGCAGCTTATGTGCAGGCAGGTGACGTAGATGGGTATAGGTGCAACACCCCTGTACGGCGGCAAAAAAGGGAAAGGGCTGGAACTGTACGGCGACAAGGCGTTGATGGCGGACCTCAAGTGGTTGGGCGGCCCGCATATCAAGAAGGTCGTGCGGGCCGCCATGCGGGAAGCGGCGAAGCTGATACTGGCGGAAATCAAACGGGTGGCGAACAGCGTCGGCAAAAAATATCGCACGGGCAACCTCGCAAATTGGGTCAACAGGTATTTCAAGGTGCGGGCGATTCGCCGCACGCGGCGCGGCATCGGCGTGACAATCGAGGCGGCGCCGACCGCACGGCAACGCAAAGCGGGATTGGGCAAGGCGCCCCGGTACTGGATTATGGTTGAATTGGGAACAAGGAGAACACCCCAGCAATCGTATATCCGGGCCGGGTTCGATAACAAACAAGCCGAGGCTGAGCGGCTGATAATCAAAGTGTTGCGATCAAAGATTCATTGGACAAAGAAAGCTGTGGCGGCGGGCCTGGGCAGGGGCGGAGCGGCCCAGATGGAAAAGTGGTTCAAGTTAACGGGGCGTGAATATACATGAGCATCCGCGTCGATCTGCTGAACTACCTGAAAAGCAAGGCGGTGATAACGGAGATTGTGGGCCCGACCGGTGTCTATTGGCAACGGGTGCCGCAATCGACCGCGGTGAATGCCGTGGATGGTTCGGGTCGGGCTTGTGTGGTACTCAGCCGGATCGGCGGCTACCGGTATCACGACCTGGCCGGCGAGGCCGGACTGGTGACCGCGACTTTCCAGATCGATTGCTGGGCGGATAACCCCAATACGCTCGACGCATTGGCCGAGGCGGTGCGGCGGATCGACGGCTACGGACCGGAAACAATGGGATCAACGCGGGTACAGCGGATACGCTTGATCTCCGAGTTGGACCGGCCGGAGTTCCCCGGCGACGGCAGTGATCGGAGCCTGGATCGAATACAGTTGGATTTCGAGGTAACACACCGGGAGTCGATCCCGGTACACGTCTAACGGAGGAGGAAGACATGGCGACAAAATACCTGAGCGACGCAGCGGTAATCAAGGCGTATTACAGCGCCGCGTTCAATACGATCGGGTCCGTGCTGAGCGTCAACGGCCCGGACATGTCGGCCGAGACACCCGACGCGACGACGATGGATTCGACCAAGAGCGGCCCGGCGGCTGGTGGGGCGATTGCCCGGGAGTTCTTGCAGGGCATTGTGGACTACGGCGAGGTATCGATCAGCATGCTGTTCGATCCGGCTGACAACGGCCACGAGTTCCTTTGTGATTCTCTGGGCGCTGGCACAATCAAGATTCAGCTTACCGAACCGGACGGGGTGATCGTGTGGCCGAAGTCCGGCGACTGGAACGTATTCGTGACGGCAATCAGTCCGGCGCGGGCGCTGGGCGAAGCATTCACCTGTGACGTGACGTTCAAGACTACCGGCGCACTCAAGATTCCGTCGGCGACATAAGGAGCGCGAGCCATGAAAGTGCGACTGACACAAATAGGTGAATCGCCCACGGGCGAAATCATACCGGCCGGAACCGTGCTCGGTTCGCCGATGTGGGGCCGACGGCCGTTGCCGTTCCAGGCGGAACAGGATGCGCGCAGCCGCGAGCGGTTGGACTTGCTGCGGATGATGCAAATGGGCCGTGGCGAACCGGCCGATGCTGAGGCGCGGCAAGCCATCGCGGAGTCGAACGCCGCCAGGGCGGCCGCGCAGGAAAAGCGCGACAAGATCGCGGCCGCTCGGCAAGCCGAACAGGATGCCCAAGACCAGGCCATCGCCGAGGCGGCGGCCAAAGCGCGAACCGAAGAGTTCGCCAAACAGTTGATGGTCGGGACATTGCCGCCGGCTGGAGAGACAATTGATAACCAGCCGTCGATCGACGACGGCGTGGACCTGGAAAAAGCATTGGGAGAACCAGACGATGACGAAGACGAATGAGAGTCGGGCCTTGACGGCTGATGAGATTCTGGAGCAGAGCGATTGTACCGAAGTGCGCCGGGTCGAGGTGCCGGAGTGGGGCGGGCATGTTTATGTGCGAATGATTACTGCCACGGAGCGCGACCAGTGGGAGCAAAAGTTCGTGGGCCGGGAGACCGGCGATCGCAACTTGCGTGGCAGCTTCGTGTGGTTGTGTTTGTGCGATGCCGGGGGAAAGCCCCTGTACCTGGAAAAGCCCTACCTGGCAAACGGTTTTGCCAAGAAGAGCGCCCGGGTGATAAACCGCATATTCGAGGCGGCGCATGACCTGAACGGCATGGGCGAAAAAAGCATCGAGGAACTGGAAAAAAACTCCGAGACAATCCCCGGCGACGATTCGCCTTCCAACTCGCCGGACACCTCGGATGCACCGTCGGAGAGTTGATGGGGCGAATAATCGAGCGGGAATTCAACGAGTGGGTCGCGTTCAACCGGATCGAGCCCATCGGCGGCGAGCGGCAGGATTTTAACGCGGCGGTGGTGGCCTCGAAGTGGTCGAGCAAGCCGGTTGACCCGGCCCCGTTCGCCATCAAGCCGCCGCCGGCGGCCGGCGAAATCGGGCGGGCGTTTGAATCGATGCAAGGTGGTAAATAGACATGGCACAGGGATCACGCACAATTCGATCGCTGACCGTGGTGCTCGTCGCGCGGACCAAGCAATACATCGACGGGCTGAAGAAGGGTGAACGCGCGACGAGCAAGTTTGGGCGGCAAGCCAAAAAGACCAGCACGACGGTTGGCGCGCTGAACAAATCGTTTGCCAGTTTCTCGAAAACGCTGATCGGGCTGGCGGCGGCGGGCGGGGGTATCGCTGCCCTGACCCGCACGATGCAAACCCTGGACCGGATCGGAAAGACGGCCGACAAGTTGGGGGTGACGACCGAGAGCCTGATAGCCTTACGGCACGCGGCCGAATTGACGGGCGTCGCGTCGAACACGGTCGATATGGCCTTGCAAAGAATGACTCGCCGGATGGCTGAGGCAGCGAAAGGAACCGGCGAGGCAAGGAACGCGATCGCCGAGTTGGGGCTCGATGCACAACGACTGGCCACTATGGGGCCCGTGGCGGCGTTTGGCGAAGTTGCCGAGGCCATGAAGAGGGTGGAAAACCAGGCCGACAAGGTACGGCTGTCGTTCAAACTGTTTGACTCCGAGGGTGTGGCGATGGTAAACACCCTACGGCTCGGCAAGAAGGGGCTGGCTGATGCGGCGGCCGAAACCAGAAACCTCGGCATGGCGCTGGATCGGGCGGCCATCAAGAAAATCGAAGAGGCCAATGAGGCGATGATGCGGCTGAAGATGAGCTTCGCCGGATTGGGCGCAACGATCGCAACGGATGTGGTCGGACCGTTGAAGTCGATTATCGACCTGCTGACCAGGCTGAGCAAGTACAAGGGTGTTCTCACCGCCGGTGCAGGCGTGCTTGTAGGTGGTGCACTAGCCGGCAAGACAGGCGCATTGATCGCTATCAGCGTTGGCGTAATCAATATGATATACCACGCGGCCGAAGGATACTTTGACGAGGTGTACAAGAAGTGGGCGAAGAAAAAAACCTGGACACCAAAAAAAGGAAAGGCACCGGTTGTGGGCGACGCCAACGACCCGGTATTGGCAAGGCTACAAGAGAAACTCCATGACATCGAGCACAGAAAGATCGACAAGGCAAAGAAAGCCTTGCGCCTCGCTATCGAGGAATATCGTGCAGCAAACCAGAAAAAGAAAGGCCTGCGCGGCTTTATCGAGAAATATCATCCACTAGAAATGTATCCCCAGGTTCTCGTCAACCGCATTAAAACCGCGGCGCAACAATCCCTCGAATTGCGGCAAGCGGAACACGATAAGGCGTATCGAGAGCGCCGAGCCGTGAAAGCCGACATACGAGGGCGCAGAGAACAGTTGGCTCACGATCGAGCCGCAGTGCGCGCCATGAAGGCCGCGCGGCTCGCGTCTGTCGGCAGGGCGATTTCGAGTGCCATGTCGTCCATTCTTTCGCCAACACAAACTGCCGGAGGCAAAGCAATATCCGGGGGCAATTGGCTGAGCGCGCAGATAAGCAAAGGGGTCGTTGCGGCCGAGAATCAAATAGTTAAAACCATTGCAATCGCGGCAAAACGAACGGCGGCAACAGAACAGGCCAAGGATATTTTCGAGGCCATGCGAACACCGCTCGAACGAATCAAGAAAGACTACGAGGACATCCAGCGATTACACAAGATTGGAGCATTCGCGGGAGCGGGCGGCGAGGAAACGTACCGCCGGGCGATCGCCGACATCATCCAGCGAGCGCGCGGCTTGTTGCCGGAAAAAGAGCGGGCGACCTATCAACGCCAGCGACCGGGCCTCGTTCAGGCCGGCACGATGGCGGCATGGGAGGCAATCCAGCGCTCTTCGCCGGCATTAACCGAACAGCAGAAGCAGACCAAAGAGTTGAAAAAGCAGACCGAGCTGCAACGGGGGACCAACGAATTTCTGGAAAAGATCGCCGATGAAACAGGCGAAGTAGCGGAAGTGGGGCTTTAGCATGGCCATTATCTCCGGTCCGAGTGAACGAATGCGGAAGAGCGGCCGTGGCGACCGCAGGGGCACAATGTCCTATAAGCGGGTGTTTCTGGTCGTCTCGGATGTTGTGGACGAGAATATCTCCGACATCATCGCGTGCGACAATATGCCGACCCTGGACGACCCGCACCCCGACAACATCGCCGCGCTGGCCACCAACATCGAGGCCCGCCAGATCGACGACAGCGGCACGGCGTGGGAAGTAACGGTTACCTACTCGACCGACGAGGGCAGCGGCGGCGGGACGTCGGAGAGCCCGGACAACCCGTTGTTGGAGTTTGGGACCCTGGAACTGAACGACATCAAGTACCAGCAGGAGATCCGCTACGATCTGGACGGCAAGCCGATCGCAAACGCCCTGGGGGAATTCTATGATCCGCCGCTGGCAATCGATGCCAACCGCACGCAAGTTATCATCACGCGGAACGAAGCGCAGCACAACCCCAACCAGGCGATGGTGCCGCACTTGTTCCCCAGCCCAACGAAATACGTCAGTCGACGTGTCTTGCAAACGGCTCGCAATACGATCAACGAAAAAGACTTTTTGGGATACGAACCAGGCATCGCAAAACTCAGTGCAATCCGAGCCCGCCCGGCATCGTTCATTTTCAAGGACGACGATACACACCCCACTTACGGTCAGCGGGTCTATTATCGACAAGTAACTTATGAGATCGACATTTGCGAGAAGCGCAGGATCTGGCGGGGCAACGACCGGTTCATCGTCAGATGGCAACCGAAACTGTTGCACGTTGGGCTCTGTGAACGGCTGTTTAAGGACAAGGATGACAAGTGGATCAATACAAACATTATGAACGACAACGCGCCGATCACCAAGCCGGTACCAATCTATGAGGTTGAAGGTGAAGGCGGGATGATATTGCGGTGGCGTAAAGATGAAGACGATGTGGATTTGTTGGAGTTCCAGGACTTTCGCGTTTACCGCCAGATGGGTTGGGACGCTCTGAACTTCAGCCTGGAAACACTGCGGTAACCATGTATAAATAGGGTAAAAACATGACACTATTTACAGCGGAAATTACGAACCTTCGCAGCAAGGACTTGTCAACCGCCAAGGCGCATCGCGGCGATCCGACGGTGGTGATCCAGCAGTATGCGGTCAGGTACTCGCAGGCCGACGGTACACAAGTTGCCTCCGCTACCGTACCGATCCATATTGCTTACGCCAGCGGCACAATCCTGGCTGTCGAGGCGATGCTGATTACCAACTGTAAAGAGGACCCGGCCGAAACCGTAACGGTAGACATCCAGAAAGGCAACGCCGGCGGGGCTTACGCGACAATCCTGGATGAGGTGATTTCGTTTTCTGTCGCCGACGCCGACCGCGAGGTAAAGGCCGGGGTACTGGTGACCACAACTTATTCCGCCGAAGATTCGTTTATCGTGATTGTCACCGTCACCAACCCCGGTGAGGCACAAGGTCTGGTAGTCAACCTCTGGCTGCGCGAACATCCGGCGGACTGAGCACCGATGGGCAAAATCGTTACCTACAACGCGCGGGCCCGGCAGCGGATACGGCGCGGCATCGAGCGCACCGAGTCCGACCGCTACGGATACGACCGGCGGCCAATCGATCACCCTACCGTGATACCCATACGGTCAGAAGTTCAAGCGTATTTGGACCATGCGGATAATGAGGAAACATTCGACGAGAACAACGACTGGGGCTATCTGAAGTTTGTTAAAGATTTCATTATCGGCAACGATCTTGAATTGTCGAAAGAAGGGGACTCCGGCGTTTATAGCGCTGTGCGCAATCGGACTCACGAAATCGGTAGCGGCGCCGGCCGGCTGCTGTTGCTGGAAGTATCGTGGGATATCACGATGGAACGGCGAGGTGCTGCCAGTAGTCCACCTGCTTCGGTTGACGGTAAGGCCACAATCGAAACAGCACTCACTCGATATGATGCCAACGATATCGGTGGCGCGATTGACGGCTCGCACCGTCGCATTTCGACGACAACTGTTGACGCGCCGTACCGTGGCGGTAGTGCTAGCGGCACGATGGATGTGTTTTTGGAGCCGGGACACTACCTAAGATGGTTCATTTACTTTCGTTATAGCGGCAGTTCAGTGGACGAGTACAAAACCCTTGCCGATCATTGCAGCATCCGCGTGAAAGAGAAGGACTCTTATCCGCCCCCTAGCACGATGTAAACCGTTGCATCAATCGTCCCGTTGCCGGCGGGCTATCAGGTCCAGCAGCTTCCGCGTTTCGCCGGAGTCGATCGCCACGTCGATCGCCAAATCAACGAATGAGCCGGCGGTCCTGAAGATTATGCCCCACACGAAGAGGCTGGGGATAACTGCCCACACTACCAAGCCGCCCCCTTGCCCTTGGTCCGCGACATAAAGCCCCCACGCTAGCAGCCCGGCGGCCGCCAATAGGCATAGCACGCCGACCAGGCGGAGAATGCCGCCCATCATCCGCAGGTCGGCATATCGCTCCGGCTGCGGAGCCGTTGCGTTCCGTCTTTCCGCCTGTCGAGCCATTTTCGCCTGCCGAACTGTTTCCGCGAGATCCGGCTCTTGCCGTGGTTCGGGTGTTTTATCCTGGTCCCGCCGCGGCGGCGATTCCGGTACCGGCGGCACCAGAGGTGTTTGCCCCGGGGCTATTGGCGGCGGCCGCTTGATCGCCGGACCGTGTTGTTCGGTCTCCAGCGGCGCCAGCGGATACTCTTGTTCGCGCCGCTGTTTGGCGAACAATCCTTTCAGCCGTCCGGCGGTGGTCCACTCACTGCCGGGCACGTCGCGGCGAACCAGCGAATCCGGCGCGATAGTCCCGGCCTCAGCCAGTGCCTGGAGTTCAGCCGTCGACACCGGGCCGCGCTGCCAACCGTTGGATTGATAGAGCCATTGCCAAGCCATGCGTTGTCTCCGTTATTCACCACCCAAGCCCACAAGCCACCGCACGGCAAGCCAGGCCAACCACGCGGCAATGCCAGCGGCGCCGACGAACCAGTATCGTTCGTAGCGGTTCATTCCGGCAGTATACCAGCGTCGGGGTGCAATTTCCCGAAAAACTTTCCCGATTACGGGCCGAATCGACGTAACTCTATGCGCCGCAAGGACTTAAAATTTCCGACAAAATGGGCCCGGGAGCCGGTTTTCCTGTTGCTTTATACGGCAGGGAGCGATATAATTAAAGCAGACAAGGGAGAGAAAACGGCCGACAGGAGGAAACAAGAAATGTCAACCGCACGAAAAAAAGCCCGCAACAAGCACCAGGCGACCGGGCAGTGGATCCGAGCCGACAAGCGGCTAGCGATCTACCTCCGCGACCGGTTCACGTGTTTGTATTGCTGCCGGGATTTGCACGATGCCGACCCTGCCGATATCACGCTCGATCACGTCGTGTGCCAGTCGGACGGCGGGAGCAACGACGAGAGCAACCTGGTCACGGCTTGCCGGCACTGCAATTGCGAGCGACAGGACAAGCCGCTAGCCCGCTACGCCGGTCCCGAGACCCGAGCGCACATCCGCCGCAACACGCGACGGAGCCTGAAAAAATACCGCACGTTGGCCAAGGCAATCATCGCCGGCGAGTGCGGATTCGAGGACGCGATTGAGAAGTAATTACCCCAGGCGGGCAACCGCCGTAACCACGGGAAAGGAGAAACACATGAAACCGCCAGCCATCCCCTCCGATGTTGTGGCGATCGGGCCAACGTTTGAGAATCACCGATTTATCCTGTATTGTTATCCCAATGAAAAATACCCATTTGTAGTCGCTCGTGCTGTTGCTGACAATGACATAGTGGCCGTGCGTCATTATCGACTACTCTCCATGGCGCTAGACGGTTGGTTGGATTATATCGAGCGTCAACGCCTCGCGACCAGCCAAAATTCAGTTGACTAACAATCCAGGCGGGCAACCGCCGTAACGAAAGGAACGAACGATGAGACGGTACCCCATGTACAAGGGTCGCATTAAATGTTGTGCGTGCCGACGTGTGCGCAAGAGCAACGAGCCCCTTTTCCATTGGTGTCAATCTCCGGTTGGCGGCGATGGCTACACTTGGGAATGCCCTGATTGCGTGTCGAAAAAGCAAAATACCGAAGCCGCCGCGTACGAAAGGAAAGAACGATGAACATTACACCCGCAGAACCGCAACGCGGTACACCTCGCGGCGAGTACGCCGCCCGGGGAAAGAGCAACAATTTTATCGCCGCCCAGGACGCCGGGCGCCTGACCGCTGGCCAGGCCGCCAGGTGGTTGTCGAAGAAGTTTGATCGCAAAATCACCGCCGCGCAAGTTGAGCCGCTGGCGACCGAGTACCATCACGCCGGTCGCTTCGGAAACAACAAAGCCCGGCGGGTGTTTTTCTTCTCGCCGGCAGAACTCGATCAGATCACGCTGGCGGACATCGAGCGAGCCGCCGCGCCGGTTTACGGCTGGGTACTTGGTTTTCGCGCCGAGCATACCGGTCGTTACGGCAAAAAGCGGTACGTGCCGATCATCGCCGAAGCCGGCCAGTTTTCTGCCAACAAAGCGCACCGGCTGGGCGACAAATTCCACCCGTTGAGCGAAACAGAAGCCTCCGAGGCACAGGCCGCCGTAGGTAAACAATTGCCTCCGTATTGCGAAGACTGGAGGAAAGCGCGATGAGCCCAGGCACGGATTACATGCTGCCTCGGTGGCTGATAGACGATTCAGCCGGCATAACGAATGCTCGCGTGTTCGCCATCCACACCCAGGAACCGCGATTGATAGGCGAGTTGCTACCAGAACGAGAAGCCGGGCTGGAGGGCATTCAACTGACCGGCTTGCCTTACGGCGAAGTGCTGGCGCGAATTGTGTGGATTGACGATCCGGTTTTTGACGCTGATGACCTGTGCCGGTCACTTGCCCGCGCCATCGAACATCATGCCACCGTGCGAAACTGGACGTAAGATGAAAACCCTCACAGTAATACCCCTATCTGACGACAACCGCAACTACCTCCGGCGCGCCATCAAGCGCGCCGGGGGACAGGTGGCGGTAGCCGAACGAGCCGGCCTGCGACAAGCAACCATTTCCGAACTGCTGTCGCTGGACCCAAGGAAACAACGCAATCCGCTGGAACCGACACTAGCGCGGTTGTGCCGGGCCCTCGACTTGCGGTACGACTACGTTCCGCCACGGATAGCATTGCGGCGGATTCGCAATTGACAGGGCTGAGTAGGCGGAACATCCGTGTAGGGCCAGCCAGCAAGGTCACCTGGAACGTGTTACTTGTTGGCTGGTTTTTTGCGCGCTCACAATGTGGGTACTTGCGGCCGAACGCCATAGCTGATTGTCGGGTCGATGTATGCGCGTTCCGCCAGCCCCGGCGAGCGGTGCCCCAGGTGCGCCTGGCCGCCGCCGGGGTTGTCGCGCACGTAGTACGAGACGCTCGACCGTCGCAACCACTTGATGGTGCCGGTGTTGATCCCAGCGGCGTCACGGATGATCTTGATCTCGTCGTAGATGTACTCCCGTCGATATGGCCACGGGAACAGCAATTCCCGGTGCGGCGGGAATGTGGCCCGAATCGCTTCCAGCGTCGCCGGCCACAACGGCGGCGTGACATGCACGTGACCGGTCTTGTGCTGTGCTACTACTATCGTGCCGTCAGCTTGCACGTCTTCGGTCGTCAATCGGAGCAAATCGCCCAACCGCAAGCCGGTATCGTAGGCGGTGCGGATGAACGCGCTCCACCATCGACTGCGGCGAATCCCGCTGCGATAATAGCATCCCGGTCGCGTCTCCGCCGCCGCCAGCAACCGGCGTATCTGTTCGATCGTCCAACATCGCGGCACCGGCCGAGCGACGCGAATTCGTCGCACGCGGCGGGTGTTCGGTTCCCGGTCATGGTAGCCGATCGTCGCGGCGTAGCGCCATGCGGCGAGTAATGCAGTCCGCTTGTTTTTGATCGTGCGCGGCGCTTGCTCCGTTGCTTCCAGGCTTACCAGCCAACGATTGATGGTCGCTTCATCGAGCGCCGCAATCGGCACCCGCCGGCCGGCCCACCGCTCGAACAGCCGAGCGGCAACGACAAGCTGCTCCAGGGCATCGGGGCAAATGCCCCGCTCAAGACCGTAGACGTGCGTGACAAACTCTGTCAGTGAAAGCTGTTGCTGCGCAATCATCGGTGAGTCTCCGAAGCTGCGCGGGCGTCTCCTTATTAGCCTCCATGCGGGTCAGGCCCGCTAGAAATTGTGAATGACTTTTTTACCCCCATATATTGTAACCAGCGCCTAGGGAAAACGCAATGAAGAAGGTTGAGGGCCTAGTGACCCTTAGGTCGTGGGGGTTCGAGTCCCCCTTCCCGCAATTTGAAAATTGAAAACACGGCGGGTGCCGGGATGCGGTAACGCCCCGGGGGAGTCATGTCCTACCCCGCCCGCCGCGTTTGGAATCAAAACGAATCGCGTTGACAAATTGTAGTTTATACCATACAATTAGGGAATGCAAGACATGGCCAACGTTGAAATTGTGGAGTTGCGGCGTGCCGAGAATTTACGGCGCAATCTTTGCCGAATTTTCTCGACATGGGGAAATCAAACTCGCGTGGCAAAGGATGCCCAGATTCACCGAGTCCATTTGGCACAAATCCTGAAGGGAAAAGCACTCAATCCAACGATTGGGACTATCGAATCGCTGTCGGTCGCGCTAGAAATCCCCGTAGAAACCTTACTGTCTCTTGATCCGTCGGACGTTGATCTGCGAATCCCGGCCGAAAAAAACAAGATCGGGGCTTGACGGCTAGCAAGATATATCTTACAATCGCCTTCGACGCTGATGAAAGTCGGCGTCGGAGGTATCTTCGGTCGAAGCTTCGGCCTCCCGTGGGTGCCTCATCCGGGAAAAACAGCCCTCAAAAGTAGCTGTGCAGCTCTTGATTGGTACGCGGCGGCGAAATTCACGGCTCGTTTGCCCGGCACAACCCGTAATATCGCGTCAGGTTGCACAGGAGCCCCGTGTGTGCGTCTTGAGGGCTGGGGGTAGTCCCCACCAATGGCCGCCGAGGCTCCAGAACGGCCAAGGAACCGAATCATGGCGACGGATGCCCGCGCACGGCCTACGGCTTTTGATTATACCGGCCTAACCGATGCCGAGGCAAAGGCGTTGGAAGGCCACGCAAGGGCCATTGACGCCACGCAAGACCGGGTTCGTCGAGTTACGGCCGAAGGCGTCCTGGCTCTTGGTCGGCACCTGAAGGCCGCTCAAGAGCGGCTGGCGAATTGCAAAAACGGCGTATTTGTGAAGTGGGCCAAACAACGGTGTGGCATCAGCACAGGAACCGCCTACAACGCCATTTCTGCTTTCAATACTTTCCAAAATTTGGAAAGTATATCACAGTTTGACGCCTCTTCCCTCTACCTTCTCTCCGCCGATTGCTGTCCCGAAAAGGCCACCACAAAAGCCTTGCGACTTGCCGACAAAGGCGAGCGCATCACGCACAAGCGGGCGCAAGAACTCATCGACGAGTTTACGATGGACGAGGAACCCTACTCGCCCGACTCGGCGGATCTTCCCGACGGTTGCTGTTGCGTCACCAGTCTTGATGAACTCGCCGGCGAACAGTTCGGGACGATCTACGCCGACCCGCCGTGGCAGTACGGCAACCAGAGCACGCGGGCGGCGACTGACAAGCACTACCGCACCTTGACGGTTGACGAACTGTGCGCGATGTCGGTTGGTGACCTGGCAGCGGACGATGCCCACCTGCACTTATGGACTACAAACGGATTTCTGCCGGATGCGTTTCGCGTCATCGCGGCGTGGGGATTCGATTACAAGTCATGTTTCGTATGGGTGAAGCCGCAGATGGGTATCGGCAATTATTGGCGAGTCTCCCACGAATTCTTGCTGCTTGGTGTGCGGGGCGATGCGACACGATTCAATATGCGGGACAAGATGAGTTGGCTTCAAGCCGACCGCACGAAACATAGCGCGAAGCCGGAAGTAGTGAGTCAGATAATCGAACAGGTTAGTCCCGGCCCATTTCTGGAACTATTCGGGCGCCGGCCGGCGAAGGGCTGGACGGTGTTCGGGAACCAGATAGAGGCCAGGTTATTCGCATGACTGAACAAGATGCTCAAGAGCGGATTTGGAACATGGGCGCGGAACGCCTTGGGCAATTTGGTGAAGCAATATGGGCGCGGATATTCAAGGCATCAAACGTGAACTACATTCCGCTACACCAGATGATCGGCGATGGTGCTCCGATGGCTCAAGGGCAAGACAAAATGATACTACCGGATTTCGACGTTGCCGGCGAGAAATGGTGCGCTTATGTTGATTCAAAGGCAAAGACTCGGAGTATCTTGTTCAGGCGAATGAAACAAGAACGCCACGGCATCGACCGACGAAACTGGCAACAATATCAACTCATCGCAAGCAAGTACAAGAAGACGTGCGGGCTGGGAATCGTTGAGGGTTTTACGGAAGTGCGCAGCCAATGGTCTGGTAGTTTGCTATTGGAAACACTAAGTAACCTTGGTCAGCCTGCGCTGGGTATGAATGACCAAGGTCACATGGTTTACTGGCCTCGTAAACTGTTCGTTGAACTGGACCGATGGAGCGCGCTGGAGTTGTTAGCCATTGCCAATGGACAACTCAAAGTTAGCTACGAACATGAATTGACTCATATATTCTACACGCGGCATTTTAAGCAGCAACAACTATTTTCTTGCTGACCGATAGACAGGGAACACGAATCATGGATGACATACCTCAACGGTTCCGGATCACGACGAATGGCCAGCATTTCCGAGTCGAGCGACTCCACAAGCCGTGGTTTTGCCGCGTTGCAATTTGGCAGCCCGATTACCAGGCAAACGGTAAGTACGGTTGTTTCCCCGATGTCGAGTCAGCAAAGCAAGCCAAGGCCGCGGCGATCGCCAGGGAGCGGGCACGGCTGCGCGGCTGGCAGCCCATCGAGGAGGACACCCCATGATGTACCTCGACTTTATCCGCGATCATCCACTCGTCGGCTGGCTGTTTGGCGGCATGATCGTCAGCAGCGTGATCGGCGGCATGATCGTCTCCGCTTGGAGCCGAGCTGCTGAGCGACGGCGGTGGACCAGGACGGCAACCCCGCTGCTTGAAGAATACGAAAAGATTCGCCAGCGACAACGGACACAGGACCGCGAAGGAAATAAGGAATAACCCCCATGTTCCACGGGAGTCACCACCATCAATTTGCTCTTTTCCTGGCGCCGGTCGGTGCGCGTTCGGGTGACTCCCGCGTGCCGGCCGGTGTTTTTTGTATAGGGTGAGGCCATGAATCAGCGATGGCGAATCACGGCGAACGGCAAGCTGTTGTGCGTTGACTATGGCCCGGCGATGTACCAGCTTGACACCTTGTGGCCGCCGGCCGGGCACCGGTGCCGGTGGCGCGCCGAACAAGAGCCGGGCACGATGTTCGAGGCGGTCGGATTGGAAGACAAGCGGGAGTTCTGCTTCCTCATTTCACAATACGAGCACGAAGGGTAAACACATGAATATGACAAAAGAGTTGCACTGCGAGCATTGCCAGAATGTTTTTGAGGCTGTGGCGGATGCCATCAATTCGCACCCCAGGTTTGTCGCTGTCGCGTTGCCAAGCCTGGATGGCAAGCATGTCTGGAATAAAGTTGAATATGTATCGGACAGCACGTTCTGCGAGCGCGGAGAATCGTGGCTGGATGTCGATGACGAAGTAGAAATCATGGCGCAAGCATTTGAGGAATGCGCTCAATTGATACGAGGAACCAATGAATGAACACACGGCGGGGGAGTTTGTGCTAGAGTGCCAGAACGCGGAGCCAAGCGGGGTCTACGTCTACCAGCCTCGTAGCCACGTGCCGCGCGGGTTATCCTCGGCTTGAAGCCCGTTCTCTCGCCGTGTTTTGAACAAGGTAAACTCAAAGGAGAAACACGACCATGGCTGACGTGTATGTTACGCAGTATCTCTTACCGCACGGCAAAACAAGACGGATGGTAACGTCGGTGCCCGATGATTTGGCGGACACAATCCAAATAATCAAAGATGTTGGCGCGGTGCTGGAGGCAGAAATACTTACGACAGGCGAAGTCAGTGTGACTATTACGAGTGGGGAGTGGGGCGATTATGACATTGCCGTGGTGCCGAACGGCCCGCAAGTTCCGGCGGCCGTAGAGCAACTCATCCGACGATTTGACCCGCAAGAATACTGCGCCTACGAACAGCTACAAACATGAAACACACGGTGAGAGAGTCCCTTTGGGGATGTGAAGCCGAGCGGGGAGCCATTACCCTCGTTAGACACAACCACGTTGGGCTGCTCCCGAGCGCTGAAGGCCCACGCTCTCGCCGTCTTTTTGAACAGGAGGTGACAACATGAATCCGCGATTGACAATCATAACTCCGAAACACGCATGTGACATAGCGCCGTTACCCACAGAAGAAACCAACGACCTGGAAAGTGCGCTGACCGCGATGCTGGTTGGTGCATACAAAGGCGTGGGGAACGGCGCACTGCGACGCAAAGCGAAGGCCATGCGCGCGGCGGCCGATAAATTGGTTGAAAGCACATTAGTGGAACAAATGAATCACGAAGGCTAAGGACATGAATATCGAACCACACACATTTACGCACGATGGCGACCGTGTGCTCGGCTTGCGGCGCTGCAATGCCGACGGCACCTCGTACCGTGGTTTTGCCTGGCCTCGCGAGGGTCCGGTGGTCGCCGACAACTGGGAACCAACGGATTGTTGCGGGCATGGTCTGCACTGCTGGCCGTGGGGCTTGGGTCTGGGCGAGGGCTGCGACTTCGATCTGATAGAGGATCGGTGGCAGGTCCTGGAAATCGACCCTCGCACGCCGATCGTGGGCAACCTGGAGGGCGGCTGGAAAATGAAATGCCGCGAATGCGTGGTTCGCACGTTCGACAATTTTTCCGATGCCTGGGATGTAATCGCGGCGGGACAGGCAGCGCTGATTGCATTGATGGCGGCCGGCGGGAAGAACAAACTTGTCGCAACGGAGGTGGGGAGCAAACTTGTCGCAACGGGCGCGGACAGCAGACTTGTCGCAGCGGGCGCGGGGAGCACGCTTGTTGCGGTCGGCGCGGACAGCGAACTTGTGGCGGCTGGCACGGACAGCAGACTTATCGCGACCAGCAAACGGAGCAAGCTGGCCGCGACCGGCCTGGAGTCGTGTTGCGTGGCGGTCGGCGCGGAAAGCAAACTTGTGGCGGCGGACGTGGCGAGCAAACTTGTCGCAGCGGGCGCGGACAGCACGCTTGCCGTGGTCGGCAGGTACAGTAAGCTGACCGCAATCGGCGCGGAGTCGTGTTGCATGGCGGCAGGCGTGGGGAGCAAGGTGCGAGTCGGTGACGGTGGGGCGTTTTGCCTGCGCGGCAACGACCCCGCCGGCAACCCGCGACTTGTGGTGGGCCACGTCGGCGAAAACAGCATCGTGGCCAATACGTGGTACGAACTCGACGAGAACCTGCAAATCGTTCCGGTAGAATAGGACCGACAGGCATGAGGCCGGTCGGAGGGAGCGGCGATGACGCCGCATTGACAGGACCGCAGTGGCGCGAAAGTGTGTCGCGGACGGCGCTCGCCGGCAAGGTGGCGGGCGGGCGCCGGCTTTTGAGCCAAGGGCAAATACATGAGCAACGCCGAAACATGGACCTGCACGAACGAAGAATACCACGCCTCCCCGGGCGTGAGCCGGTCAATGCTGGAAGATATCGCCGAGCCGGCCCTGTATCATGGTCGCTATGTGACGGGCGACATCCCTCGACGAACGCCGAGCGCCGCCATGCAGTGGGGCAGCGTGGCCGATGAGATTGTCACGGCGCCGAGCGGCTTGGGCTCGACGATGCAATTGATACCGCCGAAGGTACTTAGTAAGTCCGGGGCCAAGGCCGGCAAGGCTTGGAAACAGTACGCAAATGAGCACGCGGACAAAGTGCTGTTAAAAGAACCCGAGTACGCCGAATTCTCGCAAATCGTCGACGGCATACGGTCGAACGGCATGGCCCTGTCGCTCATCGAAATGGCCACGCACCACCAGTTCAACATTCGCTGGACCGATGATGAAACCGGCCTTCTGCTGCGTTGCCGGATCGATTTGCTGCTGCCGGAAGTCTTGGTGGACTATAAGACCTCTCGGGATATTACTCCGAGCGGATTCGCTAGTGAGATCGCCAACTTTGGCTACCACCGCCAAGCCGCGTTCTATCGCATGGGAGCGCGGGAGTTGTTTGGACGAGACATGCCGTTTCTGTTCATCGTCTCGAAAAACAGACCCGCTTACGGGTGCGAGGTGTACGAACTGAACGATAAGTCTATCGAGTTGGATGAGACCGGAGAGACAGTATACAGCTTCCCTGAGACGTTTTTGGAGATCGGTGAAAGGCAGAACCGAGCAAACCTGCGCCAACTGGCTAAGTGCCAATCAACCGGTAAGTGGAAGACACCTACTAGCGGACAAATCATTACCTTGTCACCGCCTGCCTGGTTGGTGACGCAATTACAATACCAAGTGGAGGATTGAGTATGGCGGGCCAAACAACGGAAACGGCGGGAGCGCAACCGCAAGTTACTACTCAAGAACAGGCGGCGGCGCTATTGGAGGTAGTGCTCGAACAGCACCCCGAAGAGCGCGGTCGCGTGGTGCGCGATGCGCTGCAACGCCAGGAGCGGATCGACCAGATCGAAGAACTGCTGCCGGATCAAATGAAGGGACAGGCGCCGCGACTGGTCAAGCGCGCCATGCTCACGTTTGCGCGGTCGGAAAAATTGATGCGGTGTACGCCGGCGTCGTTTATCCGCTGCGTGCTGGAGGCGGCCGAGTTGGGTTTGGCCATCGACGACCGGCTCGGCTACGCCATTCCATATAACAATAAATACAAGGTAGGGAACCAGACCAAGTGGCGGTTGGAAGCGCAGTTCCAGCCCGACTACAAGGGGCTGATTGCCATCGCTCGCCGCACACAACAGATCAAAGACATATATGGCGACGTGGTGTGCGAAAACGATGAGTGGAATCACGGGCGAAGTGGCTCGCAATGCCGGCTGGAACACGCGAAGCCGATCGACCGCGAGCGGGGCAAGGTGGTTGGCGCCTACGCCGTCGTGACGTTCCTGGATGGGAGTTGGCGCGACGAGGTGATGACCCTATCACAACTCGACCACGTGCGAAAAAAGTCGAAGGCCAAAGACAACGGGCCGTGGGTAACGGATACCGAACAAATGCAGATCAAGACGGTCATCAAGCGCTGCCTGAAACTGTATTGCGACGATCCCGGATTGATTCGGGCTATTGAATTCGACGACCGGGAATACGAGGACGCCGACGGCGAGATTCACACTATTCGCAAGAAGGCCCGCGTCTCGCCGTTGAATGATACGATCGGCGCCAAGACGCCGGAGCCGATGGCGGAACCGACACCAACCACCGACGCGACGGAACCCGAGCCCGAACCCGAACCCGAACCCGAGCCCGAACCCGAACCCGAACCCGAGCCCGAACCTGAACCTGAACCTGAACCCCGAGACAAGCACGCGACCAAAATGTTCCGGGAACTTCGCAAGCAACTTGCCACGGCGGATTCGGTAAGCAAGGTGTTGGAAATCGAGACGGAGTTCCTGGGTATCAAGTGGACGCCTTCGCCGGCCGAGTCGGATGAAATCCGCAACATTTGCGACCAGGCCCGAACGGGAATCCGCGACACCCGGAGCACAAATTCCAAACCGTTTTGACGATCAGTATTGTGGTCACAGGTAAAGGATAGCACGGAGGTCAACGGATGGCCGGCGACTGGATTCCCGTCAGACACGACCTCGAAGAAGAGCCGGAGGTCGTGCAAATCGTGTCCGCAATTTGTCCGCAGAGTGTCCGCAATTTGTCCGCGCGTATGCGCAACGTGACGTTAGTTGTCGGCGCATTGCAGCGCACGTGGCGCCTTTTCGACATGCTGACGGATGACGGAAAACTTGTCGGTTACACCGCCGAATGGCTTGATGCGCATGTCGGGATCGAAAACTGGTCACACAACCTCCAGCAGGTCGGCTGGTTGGAAGTCGGCGCGCAAAGCCTTGTCATGCCACGATTTACGACGTGGCTTGGCCAGTCCGCCAAGCGCCGGCTGAAGGATTCCCAGCGAAAAAAAGCTGTCCGCAATTTGTCCACGGAAAGTGTGCGCAATGCGCGCACCTCTGTCCGCAATTTTGCGGACAAAAAGCGGACTACAGAACAGAAGAGAACAGAACAGAACAGAACAAAGAAGACTTCGTCTTCTCGTCACAGAAAATTCTCGGATGCTGATTTTGCAACTGCTGCCTGGATGCACGAGCAAAATCTGATTCTGCAACCGGGGCGCAAGAAACCCAACCTGGACACATGGGCCAACGACGTGCGGTTGATGCGAGAACGCGACGGCCACGCGGATGCCGAGATTCGCGGCTTGTACCAGTGGTGTCATAACGACCCATTCTGGCGACTCAATATCTTGTCCCCCGCCAAGCTGCGCCAGAAATGGGATGACCTTCAGTTACGGAAAGACCAACCCCATGACAAAAAGCAAGACGAGCCCCGTGCTCGTGCCTACGATCCCAACAAGCCAGTCAGACCTATCTGAGTTGCTTGGTGAAATGCGGCGAAAACTGGATTCCCCGGAGTTTCAAGCGACGGAAGAAGCTCGACAAAGGAGGGTAGCCCGAGCGCAGGCAATCCTCGACGCAACGGAAAAGGAGCGCAAGATGTCCGATTTATGGAAGGCACGGGGACGGCGCTACGAGCACTGCACGCTCGATAACTTCGAGGTGACGACGCCAGCGCAACAGACCGTTCTGGCGGCCGTGCGGGGCTACCTCGACGACCTGGAGGGAATGGTTGGCAACGGTGACGGGCTGTTTTTGTATGGCCCGCCGGGTACCGGAAAAGATCACTTGCTCGCGGCGGTGATGAGAGCGGCCGTCAGCCACGGAATAGAAGTAGTATGGCGCAGCGGTCCCGAAATGTTCGCGGAACTGCGCGACCGGCTCGACGATGACCGCACGACCGAAAGCAATTGGATTGCCGGCTTGCGATCCCCAAAGGTACTAGCGATATCAGACCCTATGCCGCCAGTCGGCGGCCTGAGTAAATATCAGGCGGCGATGTTCTATGCGGTTGTTGATGCGCGGTACAACATGCGGCGCCCGACTTGGGTGACGTGCAACGTCACCGGCTCCGAAGACGCGGATGCTCAATTGACGCCTCCGATTTTCGACCGGCTGAGAGACAAAACATTAGCGCTCTGCTGTGACTGGGAGAGCTACCGTAAACCCCGCGCCTGCGACATACAGGGGTGAACATTCAATGACAACAATCGGTAAAAACCCTAATAAGGAGGTTCAGGACATGAGCGTACATTGCGAAAACTGCAAATACTGGCAGCTACTCGCCGACAAGGTGGGCATGTGCCGCTATTATCCACCAGTCGTAGATGGTGATATTGCAAGACTGTACGGGAACATGAAGCAAACACTGCTGGAGCAAGGATGGTGGCCTCGCGTGTCCTCCACGGATTGGTGTGGTTACTTCAAGGAACGAACGGATGATTCCAGCGACGCATAGGGGTAAAAACATGGCGAAGAAAAAAACACGGTCGCAACTCGGCCGCCTCAGTAAGGAAAAGTGCAAGCGCACAGAGCGGGAGGTGGTCGCGCTGCTTCAGGAGCAGGGGTTTGCCGACGCGCTGCGAACCCAGCAGTACAGCGGCAAGGGTGGCGGTCCGTCGGACGTGATCTGCCCGAAGTCGTTGCCGCGTGTGCATATCGAAGTCAAGGCCGACCAGAAGATCAAGCTCGGAAACCAGGCCCTGCGCGACGCGATGTTGCAGGCCATGCGCGACGCCGAAGGCGATCGATGGTGGGTTGTGTTCTGGCGGCGCGACCGGTCGCGCGTGACGTGGCGGCTGACGTTTCCTTCGCCGTTTGGATTGTGCGCGCCGACCGTAACGCACCCGGCGGAAATGGCCAGGGTGCTGCGAGAGTTGAACAAAAAGGAAATTGCAAACGAACCGGTTCCCGATGGTCGGGAATCACCCCATTACACGTGACACGGAGACCTGACATGAACGAGCAACAGACCAGCGGCGGCGACCCGGCCGGCGAAGACGCGGTGGCAGGCACAGAGGCATTTGACCTCAGGGCGGCCGGGGCGCGACTCCGGAATGCCATTGCGGAAGAGTGGGTAGCGTGGCCCGACTGGAAAGGAAAACGAGCGAAGTTTGCCGAATGCTTGCGGCAGTTTGCGAGCGAGATACAAAAGGTTGACGAGCAGGAAGGCGTTGCACCGCGAGCCGGCGGGACGGGACGAGACAAGGAAAATTGAACCGGTTCCCGATGGTCGGGAATCACCCTAACCCCTGTTTATGGAGGAAGAAAATGCCAACGAAAGCGAAGGCTAAAAACGCAACCGCGCCACGGGGCGCAGCGCTGACAATCGATCCGCCCAACTTCCAGATTGCGGAGTTCCGGATTCGCGGCGTGACGGCTTACGTGCAAAACAAGTTCTCGACGAAGGCCCGCGAGACGATAAAAAAGACGCAAGAGGCCGGGCAAAGCGGGCGCAAAGGCAAGGCTCGGGAGCCGAAGGATTTCAAGGCCGCCTATAAAAATGCGATGCACGTGTCGAGCGCGGGTTGGCACGGCATCCCCGCCCCGGCATTTCGCAATGCCATGATCTCCGCTTGTCGGATGACCGGCTACGCCATGACGCGCGCCAAGCTGAGCGTATTCGTGATCGCGGATGGGTTTGACAAGGACGATTCAACGCCGCTGGTAAAAATCACGAAAGGCAAGCCGGAGTATTCCGAGTTGCCGACCCGGAATGCAACGGGAGTCTGTGACCTGCGGCCGCGACCAATGTGGCAGCCGGGATGGGAAGCGATGGTGCGCGTCCGATATGATGCCGACCAGTTTACGCTGAATGACGTGGCCAACCTCGTGGTTCGGGCGGGGATGCAGGTCGGCATCGGCGAAGGGCGAGCCGATTCCCGGGAAAGTAACGGCATCGGCTGGGGAGAGTTCGAGGTGTTGAATAAGTAAACGCCCTATATGGCAGGGCAAGGCGCGGCAAGGCTTGGCAGGCGAGGCGCGGCGAGGCCTGGCGGGGCAAGGCCTGGCAAGGCGCGGCAGGCGCGGCAGGCGAGGCTTGGCCAGGCCGGGCATGGCCGGGCGGGGTGAGGCACGGCTGTCATGGCAAGGCGAGGCTTGGCCTGGCGAGGCTCGGCGCGGCGAGGCATGGCGTGGCAGGCAAGGCTTGGCGAGGCTTGGCCAGGCCGGGCGAGGCCTGGCGAGGCCAGGCGCGGCAAGGCACGGCGGGCACGGTGTAATAAGTTTTTACCCTAACGAAAGGATTTATGATGTACGGAACACTCACCAAACAGCAGCAAGCGGAACTGGCTGCATTGAAGAAGAAACGCAAGACGATTCTGCCAGCGGAGGTAGTTGACTTCGCCCGCGATCCAAACACCGCATTGCACTCCCGGTTCACCTGGGAGGACAGTGAGGCCGCCGAGAAGTGGCGGCTACATGAAGCGCGAAACATATTGCGCGTGGCCGTGTTCGTGCCCAAGGGCAGCACGAAGCCAATACGCGCGTACGTGTCGCTGCGCGACGATCGTTCGGCGGCGGGCGGTTATCGATCCGTGGTGGACGTGCTGTCTGACGCGGAATTGCGCGACAAGATGTTGCGGGAAGCGCTGGAAGAGTTTCGCCTCTTTCAGCAGAAATATCGGGTGCTGTCGGAACTGGCGCCGCTATTCGAGGCGGCGGCTCGCGTGCGAAAGCAAAAGGCCCGGGCAAAGGCCAGTGATAACGGGCACCGGCGGCGAGCCGGAAACCTGCGAGGGCGAAAACCCGCGAAGACACGAGCAAAGGCAACGGTAAACGCCTAGCACTTGCTTTTGCTCACGGCAGGCACGGCGAGGCTAGGCCAGGCAAGGCGGGGCTTGGCTCGGCCGGGCAAGGCTTGGCAGGCGAGGCGAGGCGGGGCATGGCATGGCACGGCTGGGCTTGGCGTGGACGGCACGGCTGTCGTGGTTAGGCACGGCTGGGCGTGGCAAGGCACGGCGAGGCAAGGTGTGGTACGGAAGTAATAACCAGAAACCCTAATTATGGAGAACAAAGATGACCAAAACAAAAACCCCAGCGGCGAAATTCACGGCCCCGGTCGAGTTCGGCAACGTGTCGATCGGCGACGGGACCGTCGGCCTGTCGATCAAAATCGACCGCACACACCTCGATCCGCAGCAAGCGGACGACCTGCTGTGCGGCCGGCGGCTTCAGTCCCGGTTAGCGGTGGGAAAGCCGGGCGATGACGTCGACCAGACGTACTTGTTTGACGACGCCGAACACAAGCTGACGGCAAGTTTCGACGTCAAGGGATTTGCCGTCAAGCCAAAGCATATTCGAGCGACCTTCTGCGGGGCACTGGCCGACCTGGAGATCGAGGAGTTGGGTCATTTCGCCAAACGGGCCGGCCGGTTGTTGATTGATGCCGTTAGTGAATTGGAGGACACTAGTGACGACAGGATTTGAGAATAAGGGAATACCCTAACATCGAAAAGACAGGAGAATCACAGCGGAAAGGGTAAACGCATGACCTTTGACGATTACCAGACCATCGCCGTGGCGACAGCCGTATACCCGACCGACATCCGCGTCCTCTACCCGGCACTCGGCCTTGCCGGCGAGGCCGGCGAGGTTGCCAACAAGGTCAAGAAGATTTACCGCGACGATGGTGGCCAAGTGACCGATGATCGGCGGACACAGATCGCTCACGAACTTGGCGGCGTGCTCTGGTACGTGGCGGCGGTCTGTGCGGACTTGAACCTCAACATGGGCGACGTGGCCCGCGAGAACGCTACCATCCTCGCATCGCGGCAAGAACGTGGCACGCTCCACGGCGACGGAGACGAACGATGAGTGACCCGCCCCGATGCTATCGATGCGGCAAACACCCCTGTGAGTGTCCTGACGATATTACGCTGTACTGGGGTGACGCGCTGAAGGTACTGCCCGCGCTTGATGAAGGGGCGTGTATCTTTGCCGACCCGCCGGACAACATCGGCCTCGGCTACAATGAGTTCAAGGACAATCAGCCGGACGATGCCTACGTGGCGTGGCTGGGTGACTGCTTGCGGTTGTTCATTCGGAAGGCCGGCATCGTGTGGGCCTCGTACAACGCGCGGTGGAGCTTCGCGGTGGGCATGATCGTTCACGATCTGCTCGGCGAGCACAAATGGCTCGAAGCGAAACCCTGCGTGCAGACGTTTACCTTCGGACAGCATCGACACAACGACTTGGGCAATAACCACCGGCCCCTTCTTCGGCTCAAACGCGACGACGCACGACTCTATCCCGATGCCATCCGCGTCCCGTCCTGGCGACAGGAGCACGGCGACAAACGAGCAGACCCGCGCGGCCGGGTGCCGGGGGACGTGTTTGAGTTCCCGCGCGTAACGGGCAACGCCAGGCAGCGCCGGGCCTGGCACCCGACGCAACTTCACGAAGAACTTGTCGAGCGGTGCGTGAAGCTGAGCGCTCGGAAGGGCGAGGTGGTCATTGATCCGTTCGCCGGCTCCGGCACGACGCTACGGGTGTGCAAGCGGCTCGGACGACCTTGCACGGGAATCGAGATCGATCGCGGCTACTGCGAACACATTGCCGACGAGCTTGCGGAGCGGACTTTGTTTTGAGGGTGCAAACATGACATGCGAACTGTGCGGCGAAGAGGTCGAGGGCCTCACCGAATGCGAGGGCTGCGGTCGGATGGTCTGCAACGGGTGTCTGGCGTTTCAGACGGACGATGACCGTGACGAGCGCGGGACTTTTTGCGAAAAGTGCTTTTGACTTGGATTGTAACGTGGGCCGCAAAACCAAGGTAACTCGGACCGGCTCGCCGCGCACGATTCGGATCGGCGGGGTCGCGCGCGTGATTGTGCGCTGGTTGCGGCGTGGCGCGATCGAGATCGAGGTCGAGGGACGTGAAAGTAAACATCTTGAAAAACGTAAGGGAAAAAATGAATAAACACAAGACCACTGACACTCTACGGCGGATTGCGATCGAGGCGGACGAGGAACATTGGGGCTGGGAAAACAAAATTACCATCGCCTGCCGCTGGGCGGCGGATGAAATCGAACAGTTGCGAGACCAGATTTGCCGGCTACGGCGTAGCGAAATTGCCGACGGATCGCGCGACGAATCGAAAACCCCCCTTGACAAACCGTCCGCTGGAGACGAATAATTCAGAAAACCCCACCCCGGCGGAATAATCCGCCGCCACAAGACGCGGAATAATCTGCGCGACAAGAGACAACGAGGTCTCCGCGCATGATTCTTGCCTCCGCACATGGCATCGAGCCCACGGCCTCGCCCACCGAGAATTGTCGGCTGCTGCAAGCATTTCTGGACGCGGGGCAGCACGTTATTCTCGACACGCCGGGGACGTATCGCGTCGATCGCGGCCTGACGGTCGAGCGAGGGCGCCCCTTCCGCCTGACCGGCGGCGTGGGTTGCGGGTCCAATAACGAGGCCGGCGGGACGGTGCTCCGGCTGGTCGACGGTGCCGAGGCCGACGCCATACTGACCATCGGCGCATCGGGCCCGATCGCCAACACGACCCCCGTAGTGGTCGAGCATATCGACTTCCGAGCCGACGGACAGCTGCGAACCGTGGACGGCGTGGTCATTCGCCAGGGCACGCAAGCCCAAATCGCTCATTGCCGAGCCATCGGGCTGCGAACCGGATTCAAGGCCGCCTACAGCGCTCGGCTGATTGGGCCGACTTTCTCGCATGATTACACCTACGGCTGCGAAGTTGGGTTTGAACTCGACGGCATGGGCGGGCAGTCGGTCAACACGACATGTGGGGCCAGGATCGAATCGTGTGAATCGGATACCCCCCCGGATTGCAACCGGATCGGGTTCTGGATTCACGATTACGGCCGGGGTTTCCACCTCGATTCGTGCGTTGCCCACGCCGCCGGCGAAGCCTGTCTGCTGGTCGAGCATAGTCGGGGGGTCATCACCAACAGCTACTTCGAGCGAATTTCGCAGAGCGGGACCACCGCCCGGTCGGCCGTCTTTCATCGTGCAGCCGTGGAATTTATCGGCGGCGTGATGAACTATCCGGAGGTCGATGAGGATAGTCAGGTATGGGTCACGCAACAGACCAGCTTGGGATCGTGGCACTTTACCCGGCCGACGGTGCTGGGCCGGCAATCGGATTCGCTCGACGAATCGGATCATATCTGGGGACCGCCGGTCGGACCGTACCGCAAACAGAAACGCGGCTCCGCTGGGGGATTCACTTCACAATGCGGCTCGCTGTGGAAAGACCCCCAAGGCATTGTGTGGCGCGACCATCATGGCGGCACGCAAAAATACCAGCAGTGGATGCCGGCCGACGGTCGAGCACATATCCCGATCACCGATCAGACGAAAGTCTGTCAGCCCCGCAAGCCGTGGACCGGCGATACGGCCTGGTACGTCAAGCGGCCGTGGTTGCTTCGCAAAATCACCCCGCTGTCCATCGAAGCGGACATCGCGCCGTACAAATTGCTCATCGGCACACCGGCGTTGCCGGATTTGTATGGTGTCTTCGAGGTGGCTGAATCCGGCGAAATGGTTTGGACGCCGGGCGATATGCCTGGTCTGAACATGCGAACGGTCGATTCCGCCACCTGGATGATAAGTTGCGACACAACGCAGCACCCGGTCAAGAGCGGTAAGCTGGTCGTGATGTTCGAGGGGGTATTGGTATGAATACACTATATGCCCTGTTGATCGTGCTGACGGGATTCGTGTATGTTACGGTGTCGCTGTGGGCCGGCATCGTGGTTGCCGAAGAGCGGCGACGACAGCACCCCCGTGAAACCGTGACGCCGGTGTTATGGGGTATATTTACTATTGCGACCTGGCCGGTGTTGGTGGCGGCCGCGCTGGTGTGTTATGCGTGGGAATACGCTTCCACTATATGGAGGAAATCGCCATGAAGTCCAAAACGGGTCTGAGTAGAAAAGAGCGTAAGGCGATGGGCCTGACGTTCGCGGGTATTGTGAAGCGACTGAAAAGACTGAAGAAGGCCGGGGCGCTGAAGGACGCCGCGACGACCGAAGAGATCGCCGCGCTAGTCCTGAACCAGGCCGTTGCGGATCATCCGAAAGTCGCCGCCAATCTGTCGATCGACATGGATGCGCTGCTGGCGTGGCTGGAGGTCATCGTCAAGATCATCATGCTGCTGGCGCCGTTGTTCTTGTAAGTGTTCTTGTAAACGTTCCTATAAGGAAAAACAAAATGTCTGAAAACCCTAAAAAGCAATCGTCTGTGGAACAAGAAATGGTTCAGTTGGAGGCCAGCATTGAAGCCTGTGAAGCAAGTGTTCGCACACTTGAGCCGGCTTTAGCAAGTGTGCTCTGTCCGCCCGACCCGGAAACTTGCAATGAGAAAGTTGACGAGCCGGTGAGAGTTCCGTTGGCTCAAGCGATCCATTCGGCAAGTGAACGTGTTACTTGCCTAACCTTGACAATCAATAGTGTGCTTAAGCGATTGGAATTATAGGATAAAGTCGTGTACCATAAAGACAACATCGGTTGGGGCCTGGTCGTGGCGGGCGTCGCCGGGATCGTCCTGTCGTTGCTGACTGCGATTGTCGGCTGGGGGATCGAGATCAGCCCGCCGCCGAAGGACGTCGAGGTCGGCGAGGACATTGAACTTCGGATCGCGGGCATCAAGATCAGCCCGCCGCCGGAGGACGTGGAAGTCGGCGAGGACATCGAACTTCGGATTACGGGTATCGACTACAAGGAAATTCAGGGCGCCAAGCTGATCTATTACCCGCGCGAGAAAGTCAAGGTCCGCGACACGCTGTCCTGGCAACTCGTGCCGCGAATCGACTTTCGGGCCATGCGAGCGGGCAGCTATTTCGTCGCCGTGGCGGCTGAGCAGGACGGTAAGCTAGTGTACGACGAGGTGGTCGTGGTCGTGGGAGGCGGCCCGGGCCCGGACCCTCCCGATCCGACGCCCGAGCCCGACCCACCCTTGCCGCTCCCCGGCGATTTGTGGGCGGTGACGATCTACGAGACTGGCCAACGAACAGGCCCGAGCGGCGAGAGGTTGAAACTGTTACATCTGTACCTCGACAAGGCGGAGGCGGCTGGCGAGATTCAGGCCAGGTACTTAGATCAAGACACCCAAGACGCAACTACGGGCAATACCCCCGAGTGGTTTCGCCCTGTGCTCCAGGCGGTACGTGACGGCCAGGTCAAGCTACCGGCGGTAGTTATCGCCGTGCGCAATCCGGATACTGGTATCTTTACCCCCGTTGACACAACTCACCTGGACAACGCGGCGGTGGTCATGCAGTGGATCAAGACACACATCGACGCACGAAAGGGGAGGCGACGAAGATGAGCGATCTCATTTTTCCACCGGGTCGCGTGCCGGGGTGTTTGCCCCGCCAGTCGGTGTTCGGCGAGTTGGCCGGCTGTCCCGCACTAGCGGATCGGATTAAAGTCATTCCGCAAAGCGAATGGCAATCGCTAATTGACGGTGGTGCGGGCGTAAAGGAGTACAGCAAAGACACTCTGGATCAAGATGCCGTAGGAAGCTGCGCCTCGGAAGCTGGTGGGCAAATTCTAATGACCTGTCGGGGCTGGGAGAACCAGGCGAGGATAGTAATTAACCCTTGGAGTATTTACCCCTTCGTCAACGGCGGCCACGACGGCGGCTCCACGATCGAGGACAACCTGGAACATATCCGCGACGTGGGCGCGCTGCCCATGGAGATTTGGCCGCGCTCCAAGGGCTGGAACACCAAGCCGCCGGATGAGTTGCTCGACAAGGTGGCGGTTCATTTCCGGTTGCACGAGTTCTATGACATTGGCTCCATAGAAGAGGCCGGGACAGCACTCGTCGAAAACTACGCGGTCCAGTTCGGCTGGGACGGGCATTCGGTTATGGCCACGTCGCTGAAGACGCCGACTGTTCTCGACTATCACAACTCGTGGGGCGTGGGTTGGGGTAACAACGGGTTTGGAGAACTCGCGCTGCGCAGGGTGCATTTCGGCTACGGCATGTACGCCGCGCGGTCGGTCGTCGATGGCAGCGAGTACGTGGCAAGGCGTGAGGAGTACCTGGCACTAGCACGTCGGTTGTGCGAGAAGTTTCCGGACTACACGCCACAAGAAATCGCCGCATCGGCCAGAGCCTCGCGCATGGCGCATGGCTTGCCGGTGTGAAAAACATGAAAGGGTTAAAACATGAAACCGTTTTCAAAACCGTTTTGGGAGAGCAAGACATTTTGGGTGGGGTTCGCACACTTCCTTATTGCCGTGTTGCTGGCCGCGATCGGCGAAGCAAAGGTACAACCGTACCTGGAACAATATCCGACCGTGCTGGCCTGGGTCGTGGGCGCCGAAGGAATCCTGATGATTATCCTGCGGATCATCACGGACCAGAAACTGCTGTGGCGCAAACAATGACCGTTGTCATCGACAACAACACGGACCTCGACCACCTGCCGTGGCAGCGGGCGTGGAAAGTGCTGTCGGAGTCCAAGTGGGTTGTGACCATCGAGGCTTGCCGCATGGGCGAAAGATTTCAATGGGGCGGGCTGGATTTCCTCGCCGGCGACTACCTGATTCGTGTTCCGAAGGAGGGAGCAACGACAGACCTGTCGGCGTTGTCGGCACGGGACTTTGATAAATGTTATGAACTGGAAGACGAGTGAACACAAACCTTACAAAGCGAGGTGAATTATGGCGACCTGGATCGGTCAGCGCCTGCCGGGCGAAAACCCTAGCCACATAAAACAGGCGGCGATCTCCGGCAATACGAATGGCGATAACGAACTGGTGGCGCTGGTGGCCGGCAAGAAGATTCGCGTGCTGGCGATGAGCGTTATTGCGGCCGGCGCGGTTGATTTCCGGTTGGAATCAAATGCCGGCGGAACGGCGCTGACCGGTGTAATGAGTCTGCCGGCCAACGGCGGCTTCGTGTGGAACCACAATCCGATCGGCTGGTGCGAAACAGCGGCCGGAGAAAAGCTCAACATGGAACTGGGCGGCGAGGTGCAAGTCAGCGGGCTGCTGACCTATGTGGAAGTGTAATCAATTCGAGGTGACATGATGACCGCACTACCACTCAGCGGCGCGGGACACGCGGCCGGCGGCGGCTTTCGGCATGACACCGTGGCCGGTCTGAAGTTGTGGATCTGTGCCGGCTTGGTGAAGAACCAAAGCGGCTATGCTTCGCAGGTCTTTGATAAGTCGGGCAATGGAAATGATCTGGTACAAGCGACACCGGATTACCGACCGGCAATCGTGGCCAGCGCAATCAACGGTCAGCCGGTATTGCGGTTTGACGGCGACGATGAGTTTATGTGGCGAGCCGGTGACTTGGGGCTTTTCACTGGCGACGACGTGAAGCTCACGTCGTTCGTGGTGTATCAGCACGCGACGGGGAGTTTGGCCGGGAATGAGATTTTGTGGTCGGCTAACAACGACACGACATACCATCCACGGCACTCCGTGGAAGTGGACGACGACGAAAAGTATGTACACTACAAGCGGCCCACGTATCTAGCCGCTAGTCAGGTGTTGAGCGATGCCGCCCAGGTGGATACCGATCCGCACATTCGCGTGGACTTGCACCATGGCACGACCGTCGAAATGTTCCGCGATGGCGGCACGAAGGTCAACACCACGACGGCCCAGGACACGGCCGAAATGCCGACGATTAAGCGGTTTTGTGTTGCCGCCCGGCACGAAAATGTGACGGCCTACTACTGGAACGGCGACATCGCGGAGGTGTTGATCTATGCGGGTGACAAATCGGCAGCCGACATCAACCTCGTCGGTGCGTACCTGGAGGCGAAGTACGGCATCACTTGGACGAATATCACATGAACCCGGCGATCATCAAGACACCGTGTGCGCGGTGTGGCAGGGCCACGACGGGCCGGTATTGCGAGGAGTGTCGCAAGGCCGAAGGGCGAAGGCAGTCGAAGCGGCGGCGACAACGGGACAAGGAGCGGGGTGAACACTCGATCTACAAGACAGCGCGATGGTACCGGCGGTTCAGGCCACGGTTCCTGGCCAAGCACCCGTTGTGTGCCGAGTGTTTGCGGCACGGGGTCGAGACGTTCGCCACCGAG